GGTTCCCATGTGGTCAGCTGCTCGATCAGGGCACGCATACCCTCGCTGGTCTTGTTGGGAAGCCTGATCAGATTCTTCTTGCTCTCCCAGCCATCAAAGAGCATGCTCATGGACGCGACTCCGAAGTCCGCGTCCCACTTGTTCGATCCCGTGAAGTGCTCCTTCAGAAGACATCCTCTGGATGCCAAGAAGCTCCTGATCTCACGGTTCTGGGTAACCATGAGGTTCATGGCGTTCTTCTCGATACGCCACTCATTCATCTTGTACTTCACGGTCCACTCTTTGATCTTGTCAAAGAGATCATCAGGCTTGCAGTGTCCCTTGGCCCAGACCTCCAGGACCCACCTACAGCCAGTCATTCGGTCAAGCGCGATCACGACAGCAGCACTGTCGCCAGTCATGGCAGGGTCGAAGCCGCCAACGATATAGCAGCCCTCGGTTCCGCGAGGTCTGCCGTTCACTGTGTCCCCGTTCATGGGACCCGGCTGCCTGCCTCCATCGATACAGCCCATGACTGCCTTCTGATTGAAGATGGCATCATCGACTACTCGCTCTTGCTGGTAAACAAGGGCCCAGTTTCTTGGAGACATGGAAGCCCTGCGCTTTTTGAGCGCAGGGCCGGTCCACATGGGATACAGGCCGTTCTCATTCTTCTGAACGAGGTTGCGACCCACCAGTGAAACAGGAGGACGGTTCGTATAGGGCCACAGAGTTGTCCAGTCCTTCGGATCATCCGCGAACTCCAGAACCGCAGGCTGAGTCAGGTACGTCCACGGTGAGTTTTCCTCACCGTAGTACTCGTCCTTGATGATCTCACCATATAGGTCGGTTGGAGCAAGACGAGTTCCCACCAATAGGATTCGCCCGCCGGGATACGAGAGACGGTTGTAGACCTCACGCTGAAGCCAGTCCATCTGCTTCTGATACTCGTGCGCGTTCTTACCAGTGACGCAGTCATCAAGGATGATCAGGTCTGCACGAGAACCATAGATATGCCCACCGATGGACAGAGCCTGAACGGTGGGGTCCTTCTCTCCGGAGTCACGGAGATCAGAGCTGACATAGATCGAGTCGGCAGTCCAGGAGGCTGCGTTGGCATCGAAGCCACCATCCGGAGCGAAGTCGATCTGAAGCTTTCGGTAGTTCGTGTTGTTCGAAGCCAGACGATCCTTGATACCTCGAAGGAACTTCTTGGCCATCTCCTGAGTCTGAGACACGATGATGATGCGGATGTTCGGATCCTCGCAGATCCGGTACGTCACATAGTTCGTCGTGATGGTCGTAGACTTCGCATGCTCAGGAGGAGTGTTGATCAGAAGGAACTCGGGTTCACCCTTGATGTACTGCTGGCTTGGATGAAGATTCCTCGGCTCACGTCCCTCAAGGACGTCGAGCCACTGGTGATGATGATTGAACATCTGAGTGTCCAGGTACTTCTTGCAGAACTCCTCGAAGGATGGCATGTCCTTGTTGGCTTCAGGCTGGATCTCAACACGTGCAAGCTTGATCCTGTCATCCTGACGACGGAACTCCTCATCCTGACGTCGCCAGTACTGAACAGCCTGGAGAGTGACAGTAGCCTCCTCTGCCGCCTTCGTACGACCGACACCCATCTGAGTGAGTCGCAGGAAGGCCCGCTTCTTCTCGGGTGTGGTCAGTTCTCGAAAGTTTGACATGAGGCCCTTATTAAAGAGTTCGCATTATGACGAAGTCATCTGGCGAACAACGGACTGACAGGATAGTTACATGACTAAGACGCAGCCCTCTAGGGGCTGCGCTTTTGGAACGGGGGAGGAATCCCGTCAGGGTATAGGTATCCCTCTGATTCAAGCATGCAAGAAGGCTGCCCCCTAAAGGGCAGCCATGTAAGCCTGTTAGATAGTTAGGCTTGCTAACCTTTTATCCAGTCAAGCTTTAAGCAGGAACCCCTTTTGGGGGGTTCCTGTTAATCAATGCTTAAGTCTTTCTAAGCATGATTATCATTACAACCCCCAGGGCAGAGCTCTCCTGCCAGAGGTGCTGGACAGGGTATCACACCTGTCAAGTACTGCAACCCGGACCGTCAAGCTCTATGCCTCTGGTGGTCGTTCCTGACCCCTGCTGGCCGTCTTGTCCTTGAGACCTAGTGGAAAAAGTCTTCTCACTATATATACGTATGTCCGAGGCACTTTTCCAGACTACAGTGTGATGAAGGTCACATCTACTATAGAATAGAATCTACACAAGGTAGGGCAACTTGGACATGTATGCAAGATTTGTGAGGGGACTCACCCACCCACGATGATCATGATTTAAAACCCCCGGGTCATGGACACGTCAGGACAACTCAGCCTTCGAATCAAGGGTGATCATGGGCATCAGCCTTCGCATCCAAGGCTACACAGTGGGATGACCATGGATTGACAGGCTGGGCATGGCGTGCATGGGTATGCATGACTGCGCATGAGAATGTATGCGCGTGCATGGATCAGCATGTCTACGCGCGTAGATGTATGGCTTCAACAAACTGTTGAATGGGTTGACATGAGGGCGAAAGGGTGGGATAAACGCCTGCGCACACACACGCACGCACACATGCGCACACGTTCCAACAATTGCGAACAGGGTAGATATGGATAGTTCGAGTATCCATTAGGCAATACAAAGATTGGTACAAAGAAAGAGTGAACTTAGGGTGTACTTACCTGGTGGTGATGCCCTAGGTTGGAGTCATGAAGGCATACAGGCTGCTCTACTCGTTCTGGTCGGCTCAGGGAGCCATCTGGGCCATGGCATGGCTCACTGATAACCACATCTGATCAAAGGGGAGCGCTTCAGGGCGCTCCCTAAGATCTGATCACAAGGTTGAATCTTCAAGGTTCAAGGCTTTAAGTAGCTCAAAGTAATCAAAAGAACTACTCTGTGTTGATAGGCAGACCCTTGAAGAGTCCGTAGTGTTCTGGGTGTCGCCAAGGGGAATCGCAAGATTCCACTGGTTGCTCGCAAGAGCAGGCAAGAGGGAGTCACGAAGAGCCCTCAAGTCTGGTGAATCTGGATCAGAAGCTCCACATGATTCATTGCACGGCCTAACCAGTCAGCCCTCACGGGCCTAAAACACGGTGAAGCTCGCAAGAATCAGGGGCTGACGGGAAGGACCACTAGGACTAGGTTCGACATCAGCAAGACAGACTGACGTTGCAGGTTCCGGCCACCGATGGAAAACCTGCGTTACTGCATCCGGAGACCCTGCATCCATGGATTTGGGTGTAACTCGAAGGAATCACTCGTGTGGTTCGCTCTCAAGGCGAACCTCTTGATAACTACACAGCAATCCGGGATGGAGTAGGCATAGCATGCCTGCATACCCGCACGACCCACAAAGCGTAGGCAAGACTTGCGTGTGATTGTGGCCATCGGTTGAGTCAAACGTCACAGGGCGACTCCGAATCATTTTCTCTTTCTTCCTGAGTATCAGGTTGATAGACATGCTTACATAGATGTCTATCTTCCTGAGAGCACACCTTCAGGGGTGTGCTCCTAAGATCAGGGAGAGAGAATGGCCAAGATTGAGGCACAGTTCGTAGTCAAGGGTGACATCATTGACCTCGGCTATGAGAAGCTTCGAGTCATCGCTGATCCACTCCCTTATGGTGAGAGGGTCCTCGTTAAGCTTGACGATCTCAGTTCCATGATGATGTGGGGCACCGAAGAGGTCGAGTTGGTGAACCTGTGAAGGCATGGAAGATCGAGCCGGAGATGTGGATCCAGTCCAACGATGACAAGTTCTATCGAGTGGAGTGGATCGAAGATCTGCCCGGCGATCAAATCAACTTCCACTGTCATGGTGGCAAGGTACTGGTTCGCTCTGCTTCCATTGAGGTGGAGGTCCTGTGAAGGTGAGCCTGAGGAAGAGCATCACCTTTCATGTCTGGGCTGGTCAGCATTCTTGGAGTGCTGAGTACAACAAGGCAGGCACGGACTGGCGCACAGCAGTGAACCTGTTCCGCTATGCCAAGGGTCGTTACCCCTACGCTCGGTTGGTGCAGCGTTCACATGGCAAGTCGTGCATCTGCTGCGACTACCGCCTGAAGGTGATGATATCCAAGTGAGCATGGCTGTGTACATCAAAGCTCACAATGAGAAGGAAGGCCAACCCTTAAGGGGTTGGCTGGTCCTCAAGCCTGAGGGCAACGAGTTCATTGAGGATGATGGATCGGCGTACTGTCGTGACTCCATCCTTCCCCCGTTCACGAAGGTGCTTGCCACCTTGAACGTCTCCAAGAGTGAGTACCGTCGTATTCGTAGGGAGTGTGGAGTGTGAACATGGACGAACTGATCGATGGCATTGTCGCCAGATCCTACGACATGGGATTGAACCTTGATCCCGGAGACTTCTATGTCGTCAATGGCGCTCTGTGCATCGACGGCATGCCCGTGGAAGAGTGGTTCGAAGCCGTGATGATGGACTAGTCAGTGACCATGCTTTGGGTACACGATGTGTATCCATTGCAGGCATCACTTCCTAAACCATCCCTTCGGGGTGACCTTTGAATCAGAGATTCAAACGCAGGAAGAGGGAATCATGAGCCACCGTACCGCTATCGGTAACCGCGCCCCTTCGTCCAAGTTCGGGCGAAACAAGTGGAAGTGTGACAAGTACGCCTCCGAGAACCGTCGTGCGAGGAACGCTGCTCGCAAGGCCGTGCGACTCATCAACAACTTGAGTCCGGTCGTACTTGAACGACTGGCCGCCAAGGCTTGAGCATGGAGCCCTAATGGCATACATCCTGGTTCGAGTCCAGGAAGGGCACTGGCGACCCTCCAAGGGGTCGCCCAACAGGAAGGAGAGAATCATGATGATGACTGCCGAGCAGCTTGTCATGGGTGACTACATTCAGCTCTCTAGCTATGGCGAGAGAGCTGTCCAGCCGGAATACGAGGATGTCTACTACGTGGACTTCATCGACTGGTATCCGGCTGGTTATGTCGTGCTGTACCTCTTGGAGACCTACAGCAATGACATCGCGGTCCTGCCCTGCAAGCTGTCCGAGAAGGTTGAGGTCATCTGATGTTCGGGAAGAAGAAGTCCGAGCCCGTCGATCAGTCCATGAAGTCCGTGGTGGTGAACTACATGCTGCCTCAGGATAACATGCTGAATCCCGAGCGAACCATTGAGGTCACGGTCAAGAGTAGTGAGACCCGTGATCTCGGCCGTCTGGCTGAGAAGGTGGCGTGGCAGATCAACTCCACGCCCGATCAGATCCAGATCACCAAATGGGGCATTCGATGAAGCTTGAACGCTTCGAGGTGTTCTACATGAACACCGAGGAGAAGACAGCCAAGCAGGATCTCTTCACTGTGGACAATGAGGAGACATGGTGCTCTGCGCCTGTCTTCAAGCGTCTCGTGGCTGGGTACGAAAGTACCAGCCCTGACAATATTGAGATCCACGGATGGACAAAGGTGGATGGACCTTGATCACAGGCAAGATGCTGATAGCCCACAAGCCCAAGGGCGACAAGAGCATGACTCGCAAGATCACTCTACTGTCCAAGGGCGGGGAGGTTCTGGTCGGGTACATCTTCCTCCCCGATCCGAAGGTCATGAGGTATGCATTCAAGACCAATTGGATGGATCACCCCAGCACGGAGCGTTTCAAGACGCTCCGTGAGGCCAAGGATGGATTGGGAGCGAAGCTGTGAGGATGTTCAAGTGGTTGGGATCCTTCTGTGATCCCGATGAGGCCGAACTGTTCATGCTCAGCCAGGCCAAGAAGCTCAAAGGTCTCGGTCTGACCAACGAGTACC